TCAAACAAATTCATGAAGCATTTAACAAAGATTTCTTTAGCAAACCTAAAGATGAAGTTTGCGGTGAAATGAAACGCGAGTTATCGATGTACTTAAATACTGACTATGATGTTAGTCACTTTGAAGCATTACATGAATTAGGTTATTTACCAATTGCAGTTAAATCAATCGAAGAGGGTAGTTTGGTACCAATTAGAGTCCCAGTCTTAACTATTTACAATACACATCCAGATTTCTATTGGATTACTAATTACTTAGAAACAATCATTTCTAACTTGTTATGGAAACCAATGACTTCTGCAACTATTGCACATACATATCGTAAAGTGTTAACAGAATGGCAAGAAAAAACTGATGCTGAAAGAGCTTGGTTTATCGATTGGCAAGGACATGATTTCTCAATGAGAGGTTTAGATTCTATTGATGCAACTATTAGTTCAGGTCTTGGTCACTTAACAAGTTTCTCAGGTTCTGACAGTTTACCAGCAATCTTTGGAGCACGTAAATTCTACAATGAAGAAGGATTCGTAGCCGGTTCTGTGAATGCAACTGAACATTCAGTTATGTGTGCTGGATCTAAAGAAGATGAGGTTGGTACATTTAGAAACTTGATGGAAACATATCCAACAGGAATTCTTTCAATCGTATCAGATACTTGGGATTTATGGAAAGTTTGTACTGAACATATTGTTACTCTTAAAGAAGAGATTTTAGCAAGAGATGGTAAAGTAGTTATCCGACCTGATTCTGGTGATCCAGTTGATATTTTATGTGGTGTTATTTTACCTAATAAAAAAGAGTTAGTGGGTGTTGAAAAAAGACCAAATGAGAAAGGTGTTATTGAATTGCTTTGGGATGTATTTGGTGGAACTATCAATGAACAAGGTTACAAAGTTTTAGACTCGCATATTGGAGCAATCTACGGAGATTCAATTACATTAGATCGCGCTGAACAAATCTTTAAAAGATTAGAAGCAAAGGGATTTGCAAGTACAAACATTGTATTAGGAGTTGGAAGTTTCACATACCAATTCAACACAAGAGATACATTTGGTTTCGCGATGAAAGCAACCTATGTTGAAGTTGATGGAGTTGGTAGAGAAATCTTTAAAGATCCAATCACTGATGATGGTGTTAAAAAATCTGCAAAAGGTTTATTAAGAGTTGCAGGAGATGCTAATACTTACCTATTAGAAGACCAGTGTACGTGGGAACATGAAACAACTGGCAAATTACAAACCATTTATAAGAATGGTGAGTTTTATAACGAAACTACTTTAACTGAAATTCGTGAACGTTTAAAATTGGTATAATGAATAAAGTTAAAGCATTTTTTGATGCAGCTGGAGCATTTTTTCGTTGGAATTGGCAATATCCAACTACGCCGCTTGAGAATTTCCAAGATGCTAAATTTAGATATGATGCACAGACAAATCCTACGCTTTTAAAAGCATTTAATGAATTAGAAAAATCAATTATCGAGCATTTAGAAAGAGAGAAAAAAGCCAAGTCAGAAACACAACTTAGAATTGAAAAGTTGGAGAAATATATTAAAGAATCTCCATGTCAAGATCCAAAGGACGCGTATGACATTAGAGCTTGGCAAAAAGAAATAGAAGAACTTAAAGCTACACAAAATGGAAGTAATTAAACCAGAACCAAAAAACAGGGTATATTCTGATAAAAGCGTTAAAGTATTTTTAGCAGGTTCTATTGAAATGGGCAAGGCCGAAGATTGGCAAGCAGTAATTCCTGAACTATTTAAAGATCGTAATGATTTAACCTTTTTCAATCCTCGAAGAGATGATTGGGATAGTTCATGGGAACAAAAAGAATCTAATCCGCAATTCAGCGAACAAGTAAATTGGGAAATGGACAAATTAGATGAATGTGATCTTATTTTCATGTACTTTTCACCAGAAACTAAGAGTCCAATTAGTCTATTAGAACTTGGTTTACATGCTGAATCTGGTAAAATGATCGTATGCTGCCCAGATAGTTTTTGGCGTAAAGGCAATGTAGATATTGTTTGTAGTAGATATAACGTTCCAGTTTATAATACATTGGAATCTGCAATTGGAAGACTAAGAACAGAATTAAAAGATGTAAAATAAAAGCTTAAATATTTTTTTATGTCAAATGTTTTGTGTATATTTACAGAGTAATTAAAACAAACAAGTTATGACAAAGACACAAGCACTTAGATTAATTGAAGTTACTTCTCAAACTCAAGCAAACAATGGAACTCAATGTTTTCATGATCCATTGACAAACACAGATTACATGAGTTATGAGAGCGGATATGTTCGCCGTAAATACACAACAAAACACTGGAGAACTCGTAAAACCATTTTTACAATCTATCAGTTAAACAAAACTAAAAAGGTTCAACGAGAATTGGATTGGATGCCTGGTAAATTTGTTGAATGTACTGAAAGAATCTTAGAAATGGATCCAAATAAAAGATTAGATATTATTTGCAGAGCTACTGTAAACTATCGCAAAACTTTAAATATAAGATAGTATGAAAACAATCATGCACGACGCATTAGGCCAAGTAAAAGTCTTACTCGAAATTGAAAGAGCTAAAGATTATAAAGGTACAGGTAAAAGAGTAGCTTTAGTTAAATGCTTCATGAAACCTGATGAAGGTAAATGGGGTGATAGATTCGAAGGCTACGTATACAAAACATGGAGATCTGGAACTTTAAAGCCAGAATATTATTTACTTTGGGGTAATACTGATGATTTAAATCAAAGAGGTATTACGCACATCAAAACTCCATCTGGTAGAGCAGTTTCTGAAAGATCAGCTTTAAAAAGATTACACGAAGCTCATAAGGCCATGGAATTTGTAACATTCAAAACCATTCACGACTAATGATTATCACATTAATATCTGACACACATACCAAACATCGAGAAATCAGCGATGATTTACCAGGCGGTAATTTGTTAATTCACGCAGGTGATTTAATGAATTCTGGTAGAAACGCAGAAGATATTACAGACTTTTGTGATTGGCTTGATTCACTTGAACAGTATGATTATAAAGTCTTTATTGCTGGTAATCACGACAGAATGTTTGAAAATTATCCAGACAGAGCCATGGAAATAGTTAATTCTTATAAGAACATTGATTATTTACAAGATGATTGGGTTGAAGTTGGAGATGACGAGAAGATGGTAAAAATTTACGGTAGTCCTTGGCAACCTGAATTTTACAGTTGGGCCTTTAATTTACCTAAAGGTGGACCTGGTTTGATGGCAAAATGGGAAGCAATTCCTAAAGATACAGATATTTTAATTACACATGGACCACCGCAAGATCATTTAGATATGAGTGGGCCTCCATATAATGAACCACACTTAGGCTGTGCCTTATTAAGAGAAAAAGTAGATGAGCAACCTCCGAAAATACACGTATTTGGTCATATCCACGGCGGATACGGCTACAAGTTTCACAATGGAACTCATTTCTTTAATGCTTCTATTTTAAATGAGAGATATGACTATGTGAATAAGCCAGTTACGTTTGACTGGAATCCAGAAACAAATGAAGTTACATTCTTGTAAAATTGTTCGTAACTTTTAAAAATAAGTAAGCCCAGATTTTTTAGTTTGGGCTTTTTTGTGTATATTTACAGAGTAATTAAAAACAGCAATATCGATGGAAACAAATTTTAAAGTTGCAAGATACGAAAAATCCGACGAAGGCTTTAAACAAACTGGATATAATGAATATTTAATCACATATCTTAAGGGTAAGAAACCACATCAAATTAGAATAGTTGTCGATGGTATTTTAACTAAAAGAATCATTAATTTAATTGACGGTAAATCTGGCTATAAAGCACAAATTTTAGCTGCAATCAGTGAAATTAAAAATGCTAAAATTGATTTAACACAAAAACCTTCTGAAAAGAAAAAAGTAACCTTAGGATATATTGAAACATTTTATAGTAAGTTAATTGTTAGAAATGTTAAGAATTATTTAATAGGAATAAACAAAGAAGAGAGCAGAGATAAGATAACTAAATTTGAGTTAATATAATTAAAAACAATATCATGTACTTAGACGAAATACAAGAGTTTATAGATGCTCAAAATTCTACTAATTCAAACACAGACAAATTAAAAGTGCTTGAGAAATATGCAGATAATGAATCTGTTAGAAAGGCTTTAGAATACACGTACAATACATTCAAACAATATGGTGTAACTTCAGAAAACTGTAAGAAGCTTAGTCATCTTTCAAGTTATGGTTATTCTTCTTTGTTTGATCTATTAAATGATCTAAATTCTAGGCATCTAACTGGCCATAATGCAATTAGCGCAGTAAATGGCTTTGTGGCTGCAAATAAGAGACACGAGGAGCTTATCTTCAACATCATAGACAGAAACTTAAAGACAAGAGCGACTGCGTCCATGATCAACAAAGTGATTCCTGGGCTAATTCCAACATTTGATGTTGCTTTAGCTAATTCTTTTGATGAGAAAATGGCTAAGAAGGTTAACTTTAATGAAGATAATTGGTACGTAAGTCGTAAATTAGATGGCTGTCGTTGTATCTGTATAATTGATGAAAATGGCGAGCCTAAGTATTTTTCAAGAGCTGGTAATGAATTCATGACTCTTAAAAATTTAGATGCTGAGATTATTTCATTAGGCCTTAAAAATATGGTCATTGACGGTGAAATTTGCATGTTAGACGAAAATGGTAATGAGAATTTTCAAGGTATCATTAAAGAGATTAAACGCAAAGATCATACGATTGAAAATCCTTTCTTTTATATGTTTGATATTTTAACATTAGAAGAATTCGTTAACAAAGAAGGTACAACAAGCTTCTCAATTAGAAACGTACAATTAGACAATCTTTTCTTTGAAAGAGAATTTAAAAACATTGGTTATCTAGAGCAAAAGTTACTAATTGACGAAAGAATGTTAACCTATTATATTGGATTAGCCAAAGAAAATGCTTGGGAAGGACTTATGTTACGCAAAGATGCACCATATCAAGGCAAAAGAAGTAATGATGTACTTAAAGTAAAACAGTTTTACGATGCCGAATACGTAGTAATAGATGTACAAAATGGTCCATTTAGAGTTATTGTAGACGGTAAAGAAGTTGAAGAAGATGTAATGCGTAATATTGTAATTGAGCATAAAGGTTACAGAGTTGACGTTGGCTCTGGATTTAGTCTTGAACAAAGAAGGTTATATAAAGAAAACCCAGATGCAATTCTTGGCAAGCAAGTAACTATTCAATACTTCGAAGAATCACACAATCAAAATGGTGGAATTAGTTTAAGATTTCCAACCATTAAAGCAATTTACGAAACTGAAAGAAACTTTTAAATTATGAAGAAGAGAAGCACATCAACCAAAGTTTGTTCAAATTGTTTAGATGAATTTGCAACAAATGAAATGTACACAGTGGCCAGAAAAAAACACAGAGGAGTAGATCACGACGCAGATGAATATTATTCACCTTATTGCGAAGATTGTTTAGAAGACAAAGAGTCATATTTAAGAGTTATTGAAAAACCAAATGTAAAATAATTATGGAACAAGGATTAATATTAGAAGAGGCTGCATTTAAATTCTCGCAAGACGCTAATTGTTTATCAAGCGAAGATGAATATGAATTTCTAGAAATAGAAGCTGTTTCAAGTTTAGGAATAGATAGAGATAATGAATGTTTCTTTATTTTAAAGACAAAGAAATGGTCAGTAGATTCAGCTGAAGATTTAGAAAAATTATTTGATAGAATCAGAGCTGTTGTAATCAAAGAAACCAAAGATGTCAAAACCCAAAATAAGCCTAGCACCACCAAAAAGTAAAATAGAGATACAAAACTATTTAAATTGGTTAGGTGAAGATTTTGAAATTAAAATTTTAGGTAGAGATGATTCCATCGAAGGAGCTTTAGTTTTATGTGGAGGACCCGATATTGGTGCTAATAAAAATCGAGATGCGTTTGAACTTGGATTAATAAGCCAAGCTATAAAAGAAAGATTGCCAATCTTAGGCGTTTGTCGAGGTATGCAGCTCTTAAATTATTTTTTAGGTGGAGAAGTCAAAGACATAGATAATTTAATAGTTGAAGATCACCAAGCTGATGATTTTAAAGATGACGATGACCATCATGAGAAAAAATCACATTATCATTGGATCAAAAGCACAGAAACGGGTGATATTTTCATGGTTAATTCAAGACATCATCAATACTGTTCATATCTAAGCGATGAATTAAAAGTTATTTATGTTTCGTTAGATGGTTTAACAGAAGCTTTTATAGGCAAAGAAGACATTTATTTAGGTGTGCAATGGCATCCTGAAAGAAAAGAAGGACCATTAAAAAGTTATCCAGAAATAATGCCAATCAAATGGCTTAAAAAAAGTTTGAAACAAAAATAATTGCAGATATATAAGTTATATCATTAATAAAAATATTTATAAATCATGATAACAGCAATTATTATTATCGCAGTAGCCACAGTTGCTTATTTTATCTTCAAAGGTAAAAACAACAAAGGTGGAAACAAACCAAATGGTGGTGGTTCATCTTATGGCGGAGGTTCTTATGTTGGACCAGATCTTGGAACTTCAGGTTACGGATCAGATACAGGACGTTAATTACATACATTAGGATGCTTCCAGCAATTAACAACTTTATGGAAAGCAAAACATAGCATCCTGTTTTTTTAAAAATTAAGAGTATGGACGGAGCAGCAGAGATTCTAGATAGCAGAAGTCTCAGGTCCTAACTCTCTTGGGGCTGTAGCTCAGTTGGCTAGAGCATCTGCCTTGCACGCAGAGGGTCGCAGGTTCGATTCCTGTCAGCTCCACTAAAAGGTTTCATTTAACGATGAAACCTTTTTTATTTTACCAGTATAATTATTAATTAAAAAATTAAAAAACATGCAAAATTTAAATCAGATCGAAGAGATTCTTAACTCAATCAAAGAAGACGCAACTAAATTTTTCGAAAAAGGAAACAAAGCAGCTGGAACCAGAGTTCGTAAAGCAATGCAAGACATTAAAGCTTTAGCTCAAGCAGTAAGAGTTGATGTTTCTGAGAAAAACAAAGAGGCTTAATTTTTGAAACAAAGCCAATTTTAAGGGTATAATCTTTACAATTAAATTTAAAACTAAAACAAAAATCAAAATGAAAAAAGTATTTTTCGCAATCGCAGCTATCGTAGCAACAATCTCAATCGCTTCTTGTGGTAATGGAGCAACTTCAAAAACTGAAACGGCTGATTCTACAGCAGTTCAAGTTGATTCTACACAAGTAGACACAGTTGCAGTAGACACAGCGACTGTAAAATAAAAATTATTGGAATACCTACAGCAAATTTACAAACTTTGACTTTTACTCAAACCAATGTGTATTCCGTTTATTAATTATACAAGGATGGTTACTGCAAAAAGTAAAATCTAGGCTGTTAACCTCGTGGTCGTCGGTTCGAATCCGGCCTTTGAACACAGTCTTAAGTGACACGTTCAGAGTAGCTCAGTTGGTAGAGCACGTATAAAAGCCCATCCTGCTTATTATTAAAAAGTGTCTTGGTCCGCTCTGACGAAAGTCAACGACAAGGTCTCGGTAGGCAGAACGCGTCTGACCTACCCAAATGCGAAAGTAGCTCAGTTGGTAGAGCGTCTCGTTGCCAACGAGAAGGTCGCCGGTTCGAACCCGGTCTTTCGCTCACCAAAGCTCAGTTCTTAGAATTGAGCTTTTTTTATGAAACAAAATGATTTAAATAAATATAACAACTAAAATATATTTTATATGATTAATATTTTCTCATACTGGTACAACTTCTTTAAAGAACTAAGATTGCTTTATAAGTACCGCAAAGCAGCAATATCTTTAAAAACTGAAATAGAAGCAGAAGGTTTAAGAGTTGATAATTTAGGTAGAATTTACACAGTTATTAATCTTAAAGAAGAATTGCTAACACAACCTGAATTAATGCAACAATCTTATGTATTAGGTCAATTAGGTCCTTTAACCAATATCTTAATGAAATACGGCATGGCTGATAGTTCATTTCCTGAAATTCAAAAAATTGAAGGTTCAAACTCATATTTAATTATTCTTTGGCCAGAAAGAGATTATGTAGAACTTGGTGAATTTGTTACAAGCACAGCTGTAACAGTTATAGCAGTTTGCATTGCTTGGTTAGCTTTTAAATATGTACCTTGGGCTTGGCTTACAGCAACAGTACAACAATTGGCGGCTTAATGAAAGAAAAGATTAAAAGAGTTGAGATAGATGGTATTAGACACTATCAAGTAAGTCAAGGCTCTAAAATTCTTGGCACATTTCCGTCAGTGACCGCAGTTCTCGGTCAAACATCAGACAAATCAGGCTTAGACAAATGGAAAGCTAAAGTTGGTGAAGAAGAAGCTAATCGCATTTCTACCAATTCTATGAACAGAGGAACTGTCATGCACCGATTAATTGAGCTTTATAAACCGCTTAAAGGTTCTAAAGAAGACAGATTAGCAATGCTCAAAACTTTGATGATAAACGATAAAGAAATTACAGACTTTGATCAAACCTATATCGATCAAGGCTTTGAATTCTTTATGAAGTTTTACAACAATTCTAGTTATTTTTTCGATAGAGTTAAGACGGTTTTAGCAGCTGAAAAGTTTTTGTGGTCAGTTAAAGCTGGCGGTTACGCAGGTACTGTAGATAATGTTTCAGAGTTGATAGATGATACGGTTGTTGTTATTGACTATAAGAATTCTAGAAAGCCAAAAGAAGAACGTTGGATCCAAGACTATTTTATACAAGCTTCAGCTTATGTTATAGCTTATTGGGAAAGAACTGGTATTAGACCAAGAGGCGTTGAAATTTGGATTGCAAGTGAACCAGAATCATGTCCACAAATATTTAAATTAAGCGAAGCAGATATTAAAATCTATTTTAAACTGTTCCAAGAAAGATTAGCGGCATTTAAACAACTTTAATCAAATATATACAAAAAATAAAAAATCTAATCATGGATAAATTAAACAATTTTTTAGCCAAACATGGCATTAAGGTAATTATCGTTTTATTGTTTTTAACGTATGTGAAATCTTGTAGCATTGACTCAGAACTAACCAAAGTTAAAAAACACCTAACGGTTATTGATTCTCTACCTACTCAAAAACAACTTCAAATCGAAGGTTTGAAAGCAGAAAAAAGAATGATCCAAGCAACTGACAGAAAAATGTTAGATGTGCAACGTCAAACTGAAATCGATCAAGAGATAAAAAAATTAGAAAAATAATGCCAATTGAAGAAAAATCTGAAGGGTTTGGTGACACTGTAGCAAAGTTCACAAAAGCTACAGGTTTGGATAAAGTTGCCAAAAAGGTTGCAAATGCATTAGGAGCAGAAGATTGCGGATGTAGTGAAAGACAAAAAGACTGGAACGAAATGTGGCCTTATAGTAAAAAAAATACAGAAGACAATGACACAACAAACTTTGGTTAATAGATTTGTAATCTCTACCTTTGTGATGCTATACTTAATAGTTTCAATAATTTCAACAATTCACGTTATAGATTTCTTTAGTATGTCAAATCCATATTGGTTGGCAGTTTCTTTAGCTATTGCGTTTGAAGTTGGAGCTGCAGCATCTCTTGCATCTTTGATTGCATTAGATAAAATGAATAAAAGCTTAGTGTGGGCCTTATTCATCACCATTACTTTAATGCAAATGCAAGGTAACATGTATTACGCATTCAAAAATTTAAATGGTTATGATTCATGGGTTCAATTATTCAACTTAGTTGAAGAAGATCCTTTATATCAAAAGAGAATTTTATCTTTTGTTTCAGGAGCTATTTTACCTTTAGTTGCATTAGGTTTTATTAAATCTTTAGTTGATTACATTAAACCTGAAAAAACAAAGGAATTAAAAGACATTGAAGTTAATGAGCCATTAATCGTATCACCTTCTTCAGAGGTTTTAGAAGGACCTAAAGGAAATTATGGACCAGATGATTCTGGTTTACATGGAATTAGTTCTGAAGAATCAGCTGAATCTATTTTAGGTTTAACTGTTGAAGAAGAACCTTCAGTGGAAACATACGCAAAGGTTATCAAAAATGAAGATGATCTTAATGAATATCTTGCTAAAAGAAATGAAGTTAAAGGAGGATTAATTAATAAAAGTTCTGAAAAGAGAAATATTAAATCAGAAGACGATGCAAGACCAACAGGATTTACAGGAGCTTAATGTTCTAGAAAAAATTCAAGTTAACTTACCACCATTTTATTTAACAGAATCGCTTGATTCAGATTCCTTAAAAAAGGTTTTAGAATCAAGCGATTCAGTTTACTATGGTTTACTTATTATAAAAAATGGATTCAAGCAATACTATGATTTTGCTACGCTAGACAATCCAGATTTCCAATTAACCGCTATGGTTAAAGTAGATTATGCCGTTGTTGGTAAAGCCAAGGCGCAGACATGGTCTATTACTCACCTTAAATCTTTATTATCTAAGAAGCCAAAATACAAAATCACGTGTGCTCTTAAAGATTTAAAATCAAACAAATACATTTATAAATTTAGTGAAACTTGTATCAAAGAAAAATCTATCTACAAACATATAGATGATTGCTACACGGATTTACAAATTATTTTAGACTCTTTCGAATAAACAAAGCCCAGCTTTTTTATATAAATAACATATAAATGTTATAACTATGATAGGAGTCTTTATTGATACGCTTGCACTTGGAGATACAATTGCTGCAATTCCAGCTTGTAAAAAGATAGCAAAAGCTTATGATAATGAAGAGGTTCATATCATAACAAACCATCCCTACTTATTTGAAGGCCATCCTTCATTTTCATATATTTCTAGACCAGAATCAACAGATCTAAATCACTTTCGTAAAGTGCATCGAATGTTTATGCCACTTGTTGGTAAATCATATCAATTACATAACGGTGAAACAATAGAGTGGAGATATTCTAACATGGACATCCGACAATTTCATGCTGTATCACAGGGATTTGCCCTGACTGAGCAAGAAATGGAAACTGATTTGTATATTGAAAGAAAACGTGAGCTGCCAGTCAGCTCCTATGTGATGATACATCCAACATATACTTGGGAATCAAGAACTTGGGCTCAAGAAAAATGGCAAGCTTTAATAGACAAATTATTCGACGCAGGAATTCCAGTCGTGGCAGTTGGTAGAAGTGGTAAAGAACAAGGTTTCTTTAACGTTGACAAACCGGTAATGGATTTACATATTAGATATGGTGTTAATTTGTTAGATGATCCAGATAATGATGTAGCTGAATTAAGATGGATGATGAATCATCAAGCCATGTGCGTAGTTACAATGGACTCAGGTATTTTACACGTAGCTGGAACTACAGATGTTAATCTTATTCAATTAGGTAGTTCAATCGATCCAAAACTAAGAGCACCTTATAGACAAGGTTCACAAGCCTACAAATATCAATATGTAAAAGGCTCATGTGATTTGTTTTGTTCTTCTAACATGAAATATAATGTTAAAGTGCATGGTTCAATCCATGGCGTGCCACCGCAGGTTTATTGTTTAGAAGGAAAACCAACGTTTGAATGTCATCCTTCGGTAGATCAAGTATTTGAAGCAGTTTTATCGTATTACAACGTCAAGTCTAAAATCAAACTAGTTCATTTGTTATTAGAAGATGATTTAGATCAAGACAGACAAACAAAATCTATAGAGTCAATTTCAGAATTATCACGCATAGGAGTTGAGTATATTCAAGTTTGGAATAAGCGATGGACTGAAACACCACCAAGAGAAACTTTTACTAGACCAGATCAATACGATTCTATACCAATTAGACCGGGTCATTACGGTGCCTTTAGAGCTTTTGCTGATGCAACAATCGAACACTTCACAGAAGATACAGATTTTTTCATTGTCTGTGAAGGCGATGCTATGTTAGAAGTTAATTTGAAAACAGCATTACAAAAAATAGACAAAGCTTCTGAATCGATTGTTAAGAATGACATCTCTTATTTTTCATTTGGTTCTAGATTTTTATTAGAAGGTGATGGTTTACAAAGCGAAACCTTACAGAAAATAGAAGACACCCATTTGGTTAATAGAATCATAGGTGCTCAGATGATTATGTTTCCACAAAGAATTAGAAGATATTTAATAGACAAATACAAATATGCAACATGGGACGGCGCAGATATATTTTTAAACGATATATTCTTTGCCAAGTTTAACTTAGGTATGTTTGAAGAATCAATGGCTACACAATTAAGTGGAATTTCAGCCATAGAATCACAATACAGAGAATTTAAAAATTAATTATGAAGATTTTATACTTAGCACCTCATTTATCCACAGGTGGCATGCCAGCTTTTTTACTTAGACGCATTCAAGAAATGCAAGAATGGACTGAGCATGAAATTTATGTAGCTGAATGGACCAAATACTCAGATGCTTATACAGTTCAAAGAGATCAAATTGAAAAACTATTAGACAAAAATCACTTTGTTTCACTTGGAGATTTAGCTGAATCAAAAGAAATTCAAATTGAAAAGAAATCTAAATTAGTAGATTTGTGTTATGAATGGGGCATTGATATTATTCACATCGATGAAATTCCAGAAGGCTTTGACGGTTTTAATCCATTTCCAATTGAATTACAACAAGAGCTTTATGATACTAAACATCCATGGAGAATTGTAGAAACTTGCCACAACATTTGGTTTAATCCTTCGACAATGAAGAAGATTCTGCCCGACGGTTTTGCAATGGTTTCACCTGAACATGAATTAAAAACATTTAAAGACATAGATGTTACTAAGTCTCTGATTACTTTTCCATGGACTAAATCTAAGTCTGTTATTCTCAAAGACCGCAAGGAGATTTTAGGAGATTTTGGTTACCGTACCCAAGGAGAATTTCATATTATCAATATAGGCTTATGGACCCAAGGTAAAAACCAAAAGTACGCCATAGACATCGCACGCACGTTGTATATTAAATATGGCCACACATACCAATTTCATTTTGTTGGTAACCAAGCCTCAAACTTCTCTGAGTACTGGCAGCCACTGATGAATGACCTACCACCTAACTGTAAAGTCTGGGGCGAACGCGAAGATACATCGACGCTCTTACAAATGAGCGATCTAATGCTATTCACATCAAACTGGGAATGCAACCCGATAGTTTTAGCAGAGGCCGCATCTCTTGGTATACCAACTATGGCTTTTAACTTACCGCAGTACGGCGACCAATGGACCAAAACGCTAACACATTTAACAGGCGTTGCCAGTAAAGACGCTGAATCCGTTATTGGACTTTGTTTTAATCAAAAACCTAGAGTAGCTCGAGACTCAAACTCAGAATTTGCGCTGCAACACCAAGACTTATATAAAAAATTATTAGCTAGCCCAAAGGCTAGAAGACCAATAGCTATGCAAGACACAAAAAAATGGCACGTAGAAATAAACAGAGGTATAAAATTCTATAACGACTCAGATAAAAAATGCCAAGTTAGCTTTAAAAACGCGCGCACTCAAGAAGTTTTGTGCTCCATGAATTTAGAGCCTAATCACTGGGGAGCACCATACGAAAAATTCTTTATGCCTTGGCAAATTGATTTTCAGTTTGAAGGCTCAGAGCCAGAAACATGGACGCAAGATTTAACTAACGGAGTTGTTAATATAGAATTTGGTAGCTCTTCTCTTGGCGATACGTTAGCCTTTATAGAAGCTGTTGTGGCTTTTAAAGAAGAACACAAATTAAGTAAAGTTAACTTATTAACCTATAAGAATTGGCTATTTGATTGGACGTACTATAATAAAAAAGGCATCTACGCTATGCAACCAGGCACTCAAACACCAAGTTGTGATGCTACTTATGAAATAGGAGTGCACATGGCAAATGTTGGTCAAGGACCTGCTTGGTTTGAGGATAAAAATCCTAGAGATTGGCGCAAGATTTACTTAGGTGATATTGCAACAGATGCACTTGGTTTAAAACCTATTGGAGAGATTAGACCAAAACTTTCTTTTATAGACCTAGGTCGTCCAGTCGCTGGTAAATATATTGTCATTGCTACTCAAAGTACAGCGCAAGCTAAATACTGGAATAACCCAACAGGTTGGCAAGAAATAGTAGATTGGCATAAAAGCCAAGGCTATAAAGTTTATATAGCTTCGAGTGAAGAGAATGGTTACATGGGTAACTTTTATCCTAAAGGAGCTCAAAGATTACCATCAGATTTACAAATAGTTGCAAATTATATTAAACATGCTGACTATTTTATGGGTATTTCAAGCGGTTTAAGTTGGTTAGCATGGTCTTTAAATGCTAAGATAGTTTTAATCAGTGGTTTTACTCCAGAAATTTGCGAGTTTACTGATAAAACTTTAAGAATTATAGACAAAACTGTTTGTAATTCATGTTGGGAATGGGATCACTTTGATAAAAACAAATGGAACTGGTGTCCTAAGCATGAAGCAACAGAAAAACAATTTGAATGTACAAAATCAATATCAGGTTCTGATGTGATTACAAAAATTAAAACATGGACAAAATAACAGTAGTAACAGGTGGATGTGGCTTTATTGGGCATCATTTAGTCAAAAGACTTGTAGATATTGGTAAAACTGTAGTGGTTTTAGACAATTTATCAACTGGTAGATTTACAGATATGCCAGAAGGAGCCACTTTGTATAAAATGGATTTAACTATTGATGACTTTCCTAATTTACAAAACGTGGATGCAATATATCACTTAGCAGCTACAACCTCAGTTGAAGAATCTTTATCTAATGCACCTAAATACAAAGCTAATATTCTATCAGCTACTAAAAGATTACTAATTTGGGCAGCTGATATTAACGCTAGAAGAATAGTTATGGCTTCAACAGCTGCAGTTTATGGTGATCCTTCTATTATACCAACACACGAAGGTGTACCTGTAAATCCAATGTCGCCTTACGCTGAATATAAATGGAGAGCTGAAAATCATTTAGCACACTGTCATGGTAAAGGTTTGACTACAGCTTGTTTAAGGTTCTTTAATGTTTTTGGAGAAGGACAACCAACATCTGGTTCTTACGCTCCAGCCGTGGCTCGTTTCATGACGCAATACAATGATTTTGAACCTATTACTGTCACGGGAGATGGTTCACAAACCAGAGATTATGTTTATGTTAAAGATGTAATTGCAGCTTTAATTATGGCCATGAGTAAAAACAGTTTCTTTATTTTAAATATAGGTTCTGGTGAAGAGCTAAGTATTTTAGAAGTAGCTGAAGCTTTTGGTGGTGAAATTCAATTTATACCAAAGAGAAATGAACCATATCAATCATGCGCTGATATTAAAATGGCAACCATAGAATTAGGTTGGACACCATCGACTAACATAATTTCTTGGATTAAGAAGAATAAATAAACTATATAAAATTTTACTATAATGAAAATTGAAGTTTCAAATGGAGAGATCTTAGATAAACACACAATCTTAAAGATCAAATTAGAAAAAATTACAGATCCCGCTAAAGTAGCAAATCTAAATACAGAATGGAAGATTTTAACACCAATTGTACAAGAAATTGTAAGCAATTGTAAAGATACAGAAATTCACACAGCCTATCAAGAAATGTACGACGTTAATTTAAAACTTTGGAACATCGAAGATGACATTAGAGATTGCGAAAGAAGTAATGATTTTGGTGATGAATTTATTAGATTAGCTCGAGCAGTTTATTGGACTAATGACGATAGAAATTTAGTTAAAAAGAAAATCGATGCTTTAACTGGTTCTACACTTACTGAAGAAAAGTCATACGCTAATTATAAAAAATAAACTATAGCATTATGGCTAGCACATTAGATAAATTTTGTTCTCTTTTTAAATCTATAGAATTTACTATTAATAGAGAGCCTGTCAAACCTAAAGTTACAGAAAAGAAATTAGAAGAACAAGCCTTAGATAAAATATTAGTAGAGTTAAACAAAGCTTTATCTAGAGCTAAGGTTGAATTTAATGCGGCTAAGAAAATTCACAAACAAGGTAAAATGAATGCTAACGAATTGTTTGAGTTTGAGATGAGAATGATTGAAATTCGTGAGCAAATTAATAAAGTAAAAGAAGACTCTAAATACTCTGATGATGAACTAGGAGAATTAGATTTAGAATCTTGATAAATAAACCTATGAAACACATAAAATTATTCGAAGAATTCGTGACCGAAAAGAAAAAAGTGTATGATTATGGTTGTGCTATGTTGTACTTTGATTTTCCTGAAATGGAAAACTTGCACAAACAAATAGATGAAAAAGATGTCTTTGTAGATCCTAAAGATGCTACATTTGGCCTAGAAACTGAACCACATTGCACATTACTTTATGGCTTACACGATGATGTAAAACTTGAAGTGATTGAAAACATAGCTAAAAACTTTGTCTTTGGCAATTGCACGATTACAAATGCATCTCTTTTTGAAAATGAAAAATTTGATGTGTTGAAATATGACGTAGAAGGTCCAAGT